TCGTTTGGAGTTTTTATTGTAGAATTAAAAATGTTTTCAGGTGTATTCTTTCGCATACTGCTAATGATACACTATTTTATAAAGGAAGTCAATCATGAACAATCCATTACCAGTTCGCGGCATGAGAACCGCTAAGAACAAAAAGCGTCCTAAGCCGCCTAAGAAATAATGCCAATACATCGAGCAACAGGCCCTAGAGGCGGCAAAGGTTATCAATACGGCACACAAGGGAAAGTATATCCCACCCGTGCTCAGGCAGTAAAACAAGCACAAGCCATCAAGGCATCACAGGCTGCTGCCAAGAAAAAAGGCAAATAAGCCTAAAGTTTAACGATTTATACCAAGTTCGTTAAATAACATATTAAACAACTCTGAAAGGGAGGCACGCTTACTATGAGCAACCAAGACATAGGCAATCTGGACAATACTGATGAGTCCACTACAAATAATCAGGCCGCAGTCAAAACTTACACACAAGAGGAATTTGATCAGCACATGGCAAGGATGAAGGCCAGCATATCTAAAAAATATGAAAAGACCTTTGCCGAACTAGGTGATATCGATGAACTTAAGACACTCAAGCAACAAGCAGAACAGCGTAAGCAAGAAGAAAGTGTCAAGCGTGGTGAATTTGAAAAAGTTCTACAAGATATGGCAGCAAAGAAAGATGCTGAAATTCAGCGTCGTGATCAAATTATTAGAGAATATACTGTGGATGTGCCATTGGTTACAGCAGCAGCAAACTACAAGGCAGTCAATGCCGAGCAAGTTCGCACACTGTTAAAACCCAGTGTTCGTCTAGGTGAAGATGGTCAAGTGGAAATCGTTGACAAAGAAGGAAAAGTTAGATATAACGATTCGGGTCAGCCTTTCAGAGTAGATGATTTAGTCAAAGAATTCCTTGACACTAATCCTCACTTTAAGTCAGCAACACCAGCCACCTCCTCAGGCAAATCTAATATTGGTCAAAAGCAAGATAAGGTTGACATTTCTAAATTGAATATGTCTAACCCAGAAGACCGTAAGATTTACGCACAATATCGTAAATCAAACGGTATAGCCTAACAAATTAAAGGAGACTTAAAATGGCTGGATCTACAATGACAACTTTGAACGACTTACTACCTACCATCGTTCAAGAAGCATTATTCGTTGCAAGCGAGCGCAGTATCATGCGCGGTATTGTAAAAAATTATTCTTTGGGCCCTGCTCAAGGTAAAACAATTCAGGTTCCAATTTACCCAATTCAGACTGCTGTAGCAGTTACTGAGGGTGATGAGGTATCTAACACAGAAGTATCTACCAATGTTGCTACATTTGATGTTGCACAAGTTGGTATCCGTACTCTAGTAACTGACATGGCATTGAACGCAAGTTCTAGCAATGTCGTTGCTGACCTAGGCCGTTTATTCGGTGACGCTATTGCTCGTAAGATGGACCAGGACTTGATTGCCAAGTTCAGTTCTTTCACTTCTAACACTGTTGGTTCTACCAGCACAACTATTACTCCAGCATTATTGATGCAAGCCATCACTAAGTTGAAGAATGGTGCTGTTCCTACAGATGGTTTAGTTTGTGTATTACACCCAAGCGTAGCCTATGACTTAAAAGCAGCATTGACTACACAAGGTAACACAGCGTTTGGCGCCAATGGCACAAGCAATGATGTTGCCAATGAAGCAATGCGTGAAGGTTATGTTGGTCGTTTGTTCGGTGTTCCAGTATTTGAAACATCTAACTTCTCTAACACTGGCGCTGCTGGTGACTTTGTTGGTGGTATTTTCCACCGTGACGCTCTAGGCCTAGGCATTATGCGTGACATTCAGATCGAAACACAACGCCGTGCTAGTTACCTAGGCACTGACATTGTTGCTTCTGCTATGTATGGTACTGGTGTTGTCTATGAAGGTTACGGTTGTGCCGCAACTTTCGATTCTACAGTTCTTTAATTAGGGGAAATATAATGGCATTCATTACTTCAGGTAGTACAGTTATAAGTTTTGCTGAATATGAAGATGTTCTAGCAATTGACCAACGCCTATTTGAGGCTAATGAAGGCTTTACTGATGTTATTGTTGAGGATGCGTTGATCAAAGCGACCACTCGTATCCTTAACAAGATTAGAGCCAGTGACTGGTGGAAGAATTACTATATCAGTAGAACTACTGATTTGAGTAGCATTGCCACTAGGACTGGTTATAGTTTGCCTAGTCCAGTTGGTGCTAAGATTCTAACCCGCAAGGACGAGTTTCAAGACATGTGTGTTTATTTCGCACTTGCTGAATACTTGTACCCCAAGGTTGCAGATTTTGGCAACACAGACTCAGCAGAGCGTCAGAAGATTGGTTTCTATGATGAGAAGTTTAGAGCAATGTTCACAGATTTGCTAAACGCAGGTGACTGGTATGATTTTTCAGGTGACAACACAATTGACATCACAGAGAAAGCACCTAGTCGTCAAAATCTAGTAAGAGTTAGATAATGAGAGCAGAACTGTTATCATATCTAACCACAGCAACTTCAACGGCTACTATCAAGGTAGTCTCAGAGTTGCCTTGGAACACTGCTGGAGAGCCCTTATACATGAAGAACATGAAGAAAATGTATCTGGATCAAACACAAGTCACACAGACTACTTTGATCCCTACCTTGAGTGGTGATGATGTATTTCAAAATGATCTAACTGTTACAGGATACTTTGCAGTAGATGCTAAGAATCAACCAACAGGCCTAAGTCAAGCCATTACCACTATATTAGGTGCGAAAGATAGGACAGGTATAACAAATTTCGGAAGCGAAAGTGATTATACCACGGAGATACAAGACGATGTAATCATTTACACCGTTGAGTACAGATTAAACACCACAGCATAACAAAAGGAGAACAACCGTGGCTTATATTAATGTATCAGGAACTGGTGACTTCGCTACGCTACACATTAGCACAGCGACCATCGCCAGCACAACTGCAAGCACAGCAACTGGTGTTCTAAATGTTTCTGGAATGCAAAACATTACCCTAAACAATGGTAATGGAACATTCCGTTGGAAACAATTAGACAGCACAAGTGAATACGCTGTTGCTATTGCGGCAACAAACCAACTCGGCTTAAATGTAGTCTTAGATGACTCTGCTTATTTCGGGGCAACAAGTGCAGACGCAAACAGCGCCACTGCCAAGGGCTTATTCAACCTATCAAACAACAAAACTCTGTTGTATTTTAGATTGTATTACCAAGGTACAGGTGCAGGCGACAAATATGTTTCAGGAACAGGTTATATTACAGGTCTAGCACCTACAGTATCACCAGACAGTCCTGTATGGGTTAGCCCATTAAACATTGATGTTGTTGGCGACTTCACTTCAGGTTCAGTTTAATTTTAAATTGATTCAAAACAGGCCCTATCTAAGTGGTAGGGCTTTTTTATAAGTCTTGGGCTTTCAAGGTTAAATATTTGTATGGATGCACTTAATAGATTTTATTCTTATGTAAAAAAAACTTCCTCTTGCTGGATTTGGCAAGGAAGTAAAAATAAATTTGGTCATGGAATGTTTAGTTTTAATGGAAAGACTTTGGGGGCACACAGATTTAGTGCTCAAATAGCAGGTTATAATATTGAAAACAAATGTGTTTGTCATCGATGTGATAATCCTAGTTGTGTTAATCCTAAGCATCTATTTGTTGGAACACAACAAGATAACATGATTGACAAATCAAAAAAAGGAAGGGCAACAGGCAGTAATGGAAAAAATGGAAAAAAGATTCAAACACCTGATGGAATCTTTGAAAGTAGGCTAGCGGCAGCAAAGCATTATGGAATTGATCCCTCATCAATTGGTAAGAGAATGGTGCGTTATCCTAGGGATTACTATTATATTCTGTAAATATCATTGACTTATAGAAAGGAAGATAGATGGATTTTAATCAATTAACTACACCAGAATTAGTTGATAGTATTTTAGGTGAAGTGGCCAAGACTCTAAATGAGATCCGTCACGCACAAGATGATTTAGACAAGGCTGAGAGTCGACTCAAGTTCGCACTGGCAGTCTTACACAATATTAGAGATAGAGATTTAAAGGAATAAGATTTATGGATATCAAACAATTAGCCCGCAAACCCCAACTTATAGAAATTCGTCTTGATGATGATAATCTAGTAGCAGAATATGGTGAACCTATCACTTTCTGGATGGTAGACTATGTAGATATTAATACCTACTTTGATTTTTTTAAGAGTCAGTCGGACAAATCAGGGCAAGAACTAAACAACCTAATGCGTAAAATTATTCTCAATGCTGAAGGCAAACCTGCCCTTGGCAATGATGAAGGATTGCCTATTGACATTAGCATTGCGGCATTGACTAAGATCAATGAAACGCTGGGAAAGTCAAAGACCAAGTCGTTGATCCAAAGCAGTGGGACACAGCCAAAATGATATCAATTGGGCACATTGCAAAGACCTACGGATTACTCCCTAGTGAAGTTGCAAGCCGTGCCACTACATTTGATATTATGATTACAGATGTGTATTCGACTTGGGAAAACTATCAAAAGAATCCTACTGCTATGAGTAATTTTAGTCAAGAACAACTGGCTGAAATTATAAAAAGAGGGAAAGAATGATGGCTGGACAAATTAACTTTAGAATTAATCAGATCAAAGGTATCTTAGATCCTTTGAAGATGGCCAAGGAAGCACACAAGGTCTTCAGGGCAAACACACCTATTAGGTCTGGTAATGCTAGACGCAATACCAACCTATATCAGGATACCATTGAAGCCAACTATCCTTACGCACAGAGATTGGATCAAGGTTACAGTAAACAAAGGCCTGACGGAATGACCAAGCCAACAATGACATTTCTTCAGAATTATGTTAAAAAGAATTTAGGAAAATAATATGGCAACCGTAGAAGAATTTAAAGTTAAAGTCACCACACAAGGCGTTGAACAACTTGATCGCTTGGGCAAAGTTAGTGATACTGTAAGGACTAAGTTATCAAGTCTAGGCACTACCATTGCAGGATTGGCCTTTGGTGGTTTTATTCAAGGTGCCATATCAGCCGCAGAACGCATTGATGATCTAAGCAATGCTACTGGTATTGCCGTAGGTACATTACTAGGGTTTGAACGAGCCCTAGATATTGCTGGTGGTAAGGCGGAGAATGCTGGTCGTGTTATCATGAGTTTCTACAATGCCATTGAAGCAGCCAATGATGGTAGCCTTAAGGTTAGAGATGCTTTTAATAAAGTTGGTGTCAGCCTTGATGATCTAAGAAACAAAAGTGAAGCAGACCTATTACAGCAGACTGTACGGGGTCTAAGTGAATTAGAAGCAGGCAGTGAGCGTGCCAGTATTGCCACAACCTTACTGAGCAGAGCATTCCGTTCTGTTGATCCTAAACAGTTTCAGCAGGCATTGGCCACTGGTGACTTTAGTCAATTAGAAAAAAGTGTTCAACAGTCTGCAGCAGCCGCTGAACGCCTACAGTTGTCCTACAAAAATCTACAGATGGGCGCACTACAGGCAATTCAACCTATTATTGTGTTAATGGGTGACACTGAGGTAGGTGTTGAGAAAGCAAGATTGGCTGTATATGCTCTAGGCGCAGTATTTGCTGTGGCCATGGGAGCCAGTCTAATTAGAAACATTGCTACAATTAATAAGGCATTGGGAGTAACTGCGGCATTAAGCAACCTAGTTGGCAAAGGTCCTGTGGGTCTAATTGCCAAACTGGCTCTACTTGGTGGAGGGGCTGCTATAGCAGCCACACAATTAGATGATCTTATGGCGGCCAATGAGCGTCTTGAAAAGTCTATGGCTGATGGTGCAACTCCCGCACCTGAAAGTGGTAATGCTGGCAGAACACAAGAACTTGATGCTAGACAAAAAGCCGTATTAGAAAGTGGTAAGAGAGCAGCACAAAATCTTGCTGATGCTCAACTTCAAATTAGTTTAAGAAGTGCTAGTGAAATTGAACGCATTGAACTTGAAATGCGTAACAATATTGCCAAAGGTGTAGAAGAAATTAGATCAAAATCAGATTTAAGCGAAAGTGTAAGAGCCAAAGAAATTCTTTCGTTAGTTAGTAAAGAAACTGAAAAATCTTATTCTGATATTGCTAAGATTCGAAGAGACATTGATATAAAAGTTGCTACAGAGACCATGGCTCAAGCAGAACAAGATGCTAAAGAAATGGCTGCTTATTATCAACAAGTTGACCAGGCAAGATTACAGGCATTTGATCAAGTTGATGCGATTAAAAAACAAACTGAAGAATTACAAGGCCGCTTTGATTTAACTCAAAAGATTCTTGATTTAAGCACAACTGAACAAGAAAGACAAACTAAGTTATTTGATCTAGAGCAACAGAGAAAAGCCACTCTTGATGCTATTTCTAAGATCAAAGATTTACCCAACAATGAAAGACTTAGAAGAGAACAAGAACTCAATGCTGAATATGAAAAACGAATTGATCTGATTAACAAAGAAGCAGATGCAAGAAATGCCCGTGAACAAGACTTCTCTGCAGGCATTAGAGAATCAATGAAACGATATGAAGAATCATTGACTCCTCTCAAGCAGGGTCAACAAATGGCCGAGAGTGTGTTCAGTAGCATGGGTTCAGCATTGGACAAGTTTGTTGAGACTGGTAAGTTTAACTTTGGTGACTTTGCCAAGAGTGTTATACAAGATTTGATTAAAATTCAATTGAGAGCCGCAGCCACACAGTTATTGAGCGCAGCGTTTGGTTCATTTTTTCCAATACCAGGCAAGGCCAATGGTGGTCCAGTGCAATCAGGACAACCTTACATAGTCGGTGAACGAGGTCCAGAATTGTTTATGCCTAACTCAGCAGGAACAATTGTTCCCAACGATAAATTATCAGGCGGTGCAGGCAGTGCTGGTGGATCTACAGTCAACAACTATTATACTATTAGTGCAATTGATGCCAAGTCCGTGGCTCAATTATTTGCAGAAAATAAAATGACGCTACTAGGTACAGTTCGTCAGGCAGAGAAAGAACTGCCATTTAGAGGAAGATAAACATGAGCCTACAAACTATCATTAACATTGCAGAGAGCATAACAATTAATCGTAGGAGAGTTATAGGTGTGCAATATACACGAAATGAAATTGCTCGTGTCAGCGAAACACCCACAAGAAATCCATGGCGCATGACTGTTACTGTCAGTGCTCTAATACCTTATGCACAAGGTCGACAACTTATAGAAGAATTAGATAGATTAGATCGTAGCATACCACAAACAGTTACATTCAGCAATAATCCTAAATTAAGTTTTATGTTCAAGTATCAAGGTGATTTCCCCACAAACATTGCCACAATGACTGTACAAAGTGCCAGCGGAAAACAAGTTGTTTTAACCAATCTATTGGTAGTTGATCCAACTGATGTTGTATTTTATGCAGGTGATATTATACAATTTGCGGGATATCCATATCCATTTACAGTTACACAAACTGTACAAAGAGGAAGCGGAAACACAGTTACGCTGTCCTTGCATAGACCTATATTTTTAGACACAGCAGATCTTGTGGGCAGTAATATCCTAGTAGGCAATTCTGTTAATTTCCGTATGCTATGTGCCAACATGCCTACATATACAATTGTACCAGGACCGTATATACAGTTCAATGGTGACTTTGAATTGTATGAATCTACAGGAGCAATTGTATGATTAGTATTCCAGATGTAGTTGACAAAGAACGAGTCAGCAGTGCAGAGTTTGTTAAATTAACTGTTAAGAATACCAACACCACTGTTACCTATACTTTCTCCACAGCCTATAAGACAGAAACTATTAGTAGTGTAGAATATGCTGCTCTTGGTGGATTGTTAGCCATTGGTCAACAGCAACGAGATCTAAGAGTCACTAGTTTTGATACTACAATTGCACTTGCAGGTGTTGATCCAGAAAATATTTTTATTGTGCTGGGTAATCAAATTCGTGGAAGTAGCATTGAGATCAGTCGTGGCTTTTACAATGACAATGGAATATTAGGATCAGTCTATAATAGATTTAAAGGCATTGTGACCAGTTATAATATTACAGAAACTCGTGAAGGCCAAGATGATTCATTTAATATTGTAATTAATTGTAGCAGTTACAAAACTGTATTAGAAAATAATGTGGGTGGTCGTAAAACAAATCAGGATGATTGGAAGTTCTTGTATGGAAACACAGATACTAGCATGGACAATGTGTCTAATCTAGCAGGTGCATACTTTGACTTTGGTCTTCCTGTTACAGGTGGCTCAGGTGGTACTACTGTTAATCCTGACACTGCTCCCGCAACTGTCACTGAACAACCATAATATGAAAATAAGATTTGCAGATAGATTTGATATACCCTACTTGATCCGTATGATGTTGGACTATAGAAATTATAGTCCTGTTGAAAGATTAAGATATTGTGAAAATACAGAACATGCTGAAAGATTGTTTGATCAGATTCTAGCAGGTCGAGGCATTGCCTTGGTCGCTGAAAAAGATAATTTACTAGTAGGTATGTTGATAGCAGTTAGAACTCCAAATGCTTGGGATCCAGATATTTGGGGAATACAGGAATTGGCCTATTGGGTCGATCCAGAACACAGAACAAGTTCAGCAGGTTATAAGTTATTGAAAAAATATCAACAATTCTGTGAACAAGCCAAAGAATTAGGTACAATTGATTATTATACAATTAGTAAAATGGTCAATAGTCCAGATCTTAGTTATGATAGATTTGGATTTAAAAAGATAGAAGAAACATGGAGTGTAACATAATATGCCAGTCTTTACAGCAGCAGCGGCCTATATAGCGACCGCAATTGGAGTTACCAGCGCATTTGGTATTGCAGCCATTGGATTTGGTATTAGATTAGTCACAGCCTATGTTGTTTCTAGTATTATTGCCAATAGATCAGGAGCAGGAGCAGGTGGGAATCAACAAGCCGCCGCTGTTGGTAACAGAGTACAATTAGCCCCTAATACCACTAATAAAATTCCTGTAGTATATGGCAGTGCTTTCATGAAGCCAATATCAATAGATGCTAAGATCAGCACTGATCAACAGTACATGTGGCATGTGCTAGCATTCAGTGAGGCCATGGAGTCTGATTCTATCGGAACATTTAGTTTCGGGGACATTTACTGGGGTGATAAGAAATTAGTATTTGATGAAACTGATCGCACCAAGGTAACAAGTTGGATTAACAGCGATGGTGAAACTGAAACACAACCTGATGGATTGTTAAATGTCTATCTATATCGTGATGGTTCAAGTCGTCCTCTTAACACCACAAGCACAGCAATTCAAGTACTAAGTGATGCAGGTATTGCAGAAGCCAATCGTTGGGATTCTACAAAACTAATGACAAAATTAGTATTTGCCATTGTTAAGATCAAATATGATCAAGAAAAAGGTATTACAGGTCTAACTGAAATAACTGCAAAAATTACCAACACCTTGTCAAGTCCTGGAGCAGTAATCTTAGACTACTTGACAAATACTCGCTATGGTGCTGGCCTAGATTCTACTTCCGTAGATACTACAAGTTTAACAGCATTGAATAATTATGCTGCTCAAACTATAAGTTATACTCCTGCAGGCGGCGGAGCAGCACAGACAATGAATAGATATAGTATCAATGGACCTGTTGATACTACTCGCAATTTCTTAAGCAATATTGTAGATATCTGTGATAGTTGCGACAGTTGGATACAATGGAATGAAGTAAAAGGACAGTGGGCTGTTATTATCAATCGCAGTTATCTAGACACTGATCCAACCAGCGCCAATCTAATGCAGATTGATGATAATCAAATTGTTGGTGGCATTGATATCAATCCTATTGATTTAAACAGCACCTACAACAGTGTTCGAGTTGAATATCCCAATACAAGGATCAAAGATCAAGCAGGCTACCATATCATTACCTTAGAAGAATTTCCTAATTTAATGCGTAGTCCCAACGAACCTGACAATCAGTTAAGTCTAACACTGCCTTATACAAATACAGTTATTCAAGCACAATACATTGCTGCTCGTAGATTGTTACAAAGTCGTGAAGACTTGGCCATTAACTTTACCATGGACTACAGTGGCATTCAATTAGAAGCAGGTGATGTTATTGGTATCCACCATAATTGGTATGGTTGGGGTAGATACAGCGAAACTGTGGCAATGCCATATGGTAAACTATTCCGCATTGCACAAGTTCAAGAAGGCAAAGCAGATGATGGCAGTTTATATGCCCGCATCACAGCCAGTGAATACAATGATGGTGTCTATGATGACGACAGCATTGATCTAGCAGATTTTATACCTGAACCTAACACAGGTATTAGCGATCCAGGCATTTTAACTAATTTAAATGCACCGACTATTGTCAATATTAATCCCAAAGATCAAATTCCTAACTTTACTGTTAGAGCAGCAATACCTAGTACAGGCAATGTGCAGGCAGTGGAATATTGGTATGGAACTACAGAAAGTCAAAGCAACAGCGTATATAAACTCTATGGTTTAGACTATCCTGCCAATACTAGTTTTTTCCCAAGATCAAGTACCAGCACACAACTAGTTACAAGTCTAAGCACAGGAACTTATTATTTCCGTGTTAGAGGAGTAGGTATTCGCCGTAAGACAGCATTTAGTAGTGCAACCAGCATTGCTTGGGCACCAGAATTTGTCAGCAGTGTAAGTGGATTACAATTTGGTGTTCAATTCCAACCACCTAGTATCGGTGTTCCTAGATTCAATAGTACTACCAGCAACACAGTTACAACAAACTTGTCTGTGGTTAATCCCAAGGCCTATGGTACAGCAGGTGGAGCAGTTGTTCCATTTGTATTGGCCACAAGTGACAGTGATCCATTATTTGTCAACAACAGTTGGCGTATTGGTGCCAGTAGCAGCACTGGCTATCTAAGCACAGGTGCATTGACCACAAGCAGTATTGGATTTACAGCCACAACAATATCAACCACTACAGATAATGGTGTGCAATTAGGCAATCCTACATTTATTACCAGCAGTACAGCCGCTGTTACAGTTCCTGTTCGATATAAGGACGGTGGCGGTAACATTGTTCAAGCAGCACCCGCAACACAACAATTCTACATTGTTGATCCCGGTATCAATGGTAATACTCTGTATAGGCCTAGAGTTTATTTTAATGTGCCTATTAATGGAACCACTGTTACAATTTCAGGTGGTACATATAATAGAGAAACATTCGGTTGGGATTCAAGGCCAGTTACTAGATACGGTGCTCCTCCATATACCTATGTGGACAACTATGACTATGCTGTTGCCCTAACAACTGGCAGTTATAGATACACTGCCATGGCAGATCCTGTTTATACAACTACAAACTTTGGTTCATATGGCGCTACTTGGTCTACAGGTGTTCAAATTGAAGCAGGATTTGGTCCTAGAGGTTCTGATGGAGTAAGTCCAAGTTTCATTGACTTTGATTACAGCCAAGGAACTACTTTTGTCAAGAGCACTAGTAATCAATTTACTCCACAAAGTATTACAATTAGAGCAACTGCTACCAATATAAGTTTTGCTTTGTTTGATTGGTCAATAACAGGTGCTGCTATTGCAAGTACCAGCACTAGTGTATTCCCTGGCGATACTGTCACGGTATATCCAAGTACAACCAGCAATAGAATTGTATTAAGTGCCACAGCAGGTGGATTTAATAAGAGTATTACACTGCCAATTATTAGTTTGGCAGCAGATGGAACCAAAGGTGACCCAGGAGATCCAGGTGATCCAGGACCACGAGGATTTGTGCCATTAAGTTATATTCCTATGACTGTAGACCCTAATGCTGCTACAAATGCAGAACTAAGTGCAGCATGGTTAACAGCCACTGGTTATAATCCCATAACCAATGACGGTGGTAGTTTTTATTATGGAACAATAAGTAAAAGTCTAAGTTATAATAGTTCAGGTACTTGGATTGCCGCAACATTTAAGATTGCAGGTGACCTAGTCGCAGATGGAACTATTCGAGCAAATGCTCTAGCAGCCAATAGTATTTTCACTAACAAGTCGGCCAGTACAGGTGCTACATTTGGTGACAACAACAGTGGCGGGTACTGGCTAGATGGATCAAGTGGTAATGCACGATTTGGTGGCACTGTCAGCATTGGTAACAATCTTAATGTTGCTGGACTTATTACCAGTAGTGCATTACAAACAGGTGTGGTAAACTATAATAACCTAGTCAAAGGTCTTCTTCCAGCGCCTGCAGGCACAAATTTTGCACCTGAATCTGTTACTGTATCAACCTCAGATACTTATGATCAATATTACAGCAACTCCGCCTCCGTATATGGTTATTGGAAAACGCTAGCCTATACTACTATACCAATTACTGAACTAATGATTGCAGGTTCAAACAACTATATTGTTAGTTTTACTGCATCACTAACAGGCTCTGGATTTTTAGCATATCCAAATGGTCCAATATTCTTTCTATTTGGCAATGATAATACTCATGGTGGTAGTGGTAAAACTATTTTTATCCCTGTAAATCCAACGCCATTGCCTAGCGGTGCTTTAACAAACGGTAGTACCATTTATCCACAATTTGGTAGAACATTTGGATCTTCTACAAGTTACAACGGTGCTGTTAAGTTAAGTGCTACCTTTACAATGCCATCTTCTGGAACTTTAACAGTTGGTAGTACCATGGTTATTGGTTGTGGATTTATGAACGGCAATGGTAGTGTAGGTAGTACATTAGGAACTCTAGCATTTAGCAATATTGTATGGAGCGTAACGCTGGCTTAATAGGAACAGATATGGCAATAAGCAATCAACAACAACAACAAACTATAAATGAAAGTTTTTATACAACTTGGGATCCTGAAAATCCTGGGCAATTAATCACTGTTCCAGGAGATCCTGAAATGCCTGCAATCATTAAAAGAATGCAGGCATACCAAGTTGAAGAAGAACTAAACTGTCTATATGATGATATCAAGGCGGGACTCTTTGGTGAACCAGCCAAGACTGGTTCCTTTATGGCCTACCTTGATTCAGTTAAGAGTCAATATCCTAAAGAATAAGCCTTATCAAGCCGTAATTAGGGTCAAGGGTTAAATATTGCAGCGGGGATACAGTGTCCCCAAGCCCGGATTAGTAGCCTTAGCACTAGTCTGTTTTAACCCTCAGGAGAATCCACATGGCTGGAGTATTAAACTTTGCAAATTATATCGGCGGCGCCGACAACATTCAGATCGAACAGATCTTCCCCTCAACACAAAGAACAATGGTTTACAATTACGGTCAGAATATCACTGACTGGCGTTTTAATGTAGACTCACAGACCATCGTTGTTGACACAATGGCTTTCGACCGTAACACAGGTGAGCCAAACTTTGCAGCCAGTACAGTCATAGGTGTATTCCCTAAAACACAAATTTCAACTGCTACCAATGTCAATGTAATTTCCGCCAGTTCAGGTACTGTGGGCATTACATTCCCAGGTGGATTATACAGTGGTCCAGTATTGCCAGATGCTCGTAAAAATGTTCCTATCACCATTGTGGGTGTTACATGGAGCACAGGTGATCTATTACCTCAGGTCAACACACATCGTTGGGCCTTTATTCAATCATGGGAACCTGGCGTAACTGCTGGTGATCCCACAACAATGACCAATTATACTAGCATTGTAGGATAATAATCAATGAGTGCTGTATTCACCATTACTAATGCCAGCCCTTATATCTTTACTGCAACAATAGTAAAGCCTGCGCTTGGCATTACGGAAGCACTCTCAAATTACACAGTCAGTGAAGTTAACCCTAATTTCACTGCTACCTTGTTTAGAAGTCAAACAACAATTACCAATGACAATACTGTAATTGATGTAATACCAAGTCCTGCATATAGTTTTACAGGTAGTTTAGTTACTCAACAGATTGGCATTGTTGAAAAGACCACTGCCACAGTTAGAGTTAACAACACAAACACAGTAGTTGGTGTTAATCAAGTACAAACACCTATTACCATTACCTACAATCCCACCATTGTAGAATATCTATATGCTGGTCAACCTGTTTACACAACCAGCAGTGTTCAATTTGCCAGTTTAACTCTGGGCACAACCAGCACATTTAGATTCCCTGATGATGATGGAGTTAATGGACAAGTATTGGCCACAGATGGTTCTGGACAATTATATTGGACTGCTGGCGGTGGTGGCGGTGGCCTTGTAAGTCTAACAGAAGATTTACTGACCAATGGATTTAGAATTAACAGCGGCAGTTCAACTGTGCAACTTAGCATCATTGCTGGTGGCAGTGAATTGTTGTTGGATGATAACAGCACATATTTAAGTGCGGGTGCATATGGAGGAATACATTGGAATAAAGTTGGTCAACCTTCTTTAAGTTATTGGTCATTGGGTTCTACTAGCAATATTCGACAAGAAAATAATTCTGTAACAATTAATGCTCCTGATTCACAATTAATTATTGGACCACTTAGTTGGTGGAATACTGGTGCTATATATTTAGGAAAAGATGGTGCAAGCAATGTAAATGTTTCTGGAAATTTAGATGTAGGTGCAACACTAACTACCAATAGCCTTGCAACAGATGGTCAATTTATTCTTGTTCCTTCACTTAAATTTCCAGATGGAAGTATTTTATCTAGTGCCAATCAAATAGGTACAGGTACAAATACTGGAACCACAGCCACAATCTACAGTCTACAGGCTGATTTATACACTAATGGCTATGACATTAAGGCCAGTGACAGCAGAGCCAGTCTAAGTCTAATACAGGGTCTAGGATCCTTGGTCATTGAAAATCAAATTGGCTATGAACAAGCCAAATTGATCTATGACACTAATAATTTTATTGTTGATGCCAATAAGATTCAACTTAATCACAAGCAGACTGGCAGTCTAGTCCGTGCGGCTGTTACCTTGGCTGACTATAATTCTACACAGAGCCAGGTCATTGTCACAGCCACACAGGTTACATTTAATGCACAAAATGCAGTAACATTTCAGAATGGTATTCGATTCGGTGATGGGACATATCAGACCACAGCAGGTGGCGGAACAGGAACCAGTGTTAGTAGTATTCTAGCAGGTGATGGAATTGCTGTTGTCAACAGTAGCAGTCAATATACAATCACCAACACAGGTGTAAGATCTATTACCAGTGCCACAGCAGGTCGTATAACCATAACCACAGCCACTGGCAATGTACAAATTAGTCTAGGAACCCTGGACATTCAACCATTCTCTAATACGACTGGTCGATTCATTGTTACGAATAATGGCAACGGCGGATCAAGTCAGGTTGGATTTAGTTTACCTGTATTGGCCAGTTGTTTAGTGCCAGGTAATGGCGTATACATAACCAATACCAATGAATTAATCACAATTGGTCTTAACACACAGACTTTTGCCAGTCAATTAACTGGTGATTTGTTGACCAAAGGCAACAACATCAATGGTGAAACCAATCAACTGACCATTGAAGCAGGCAAGTTTGAATTCTTAGGCAGCACACAGTCTAGCAAGATCTACATGCCCAGAAATGCTCAAATGCAGATCACTAGTGATTTTGGTATTAGACTAGACACACCTGACGAAAGACCAATTGAGATTTACAGTCCGTTGACTGTCATGCACAGAGATGGCAGTAGCAGAATCTCAACAGATGCATTGGGCTTGACTAGATTAAATGACACAATCATTGCAATGACTGCCACAAGCAGGGTCATTGTTAACAAGAGTGTGTTTAGTGATGCCAGTATTATTCTACAAACTGACAGCACCAGCAGTTATATTTCATTGGGTCAAACAACCAGTACGATTGCCGGTGGAGATATTAAATTAGCCAGCACTGCCACAGTGGTTGTTGGTAGCAGTTTATACAATTCTGAACTGGCTGTTCAGAAAATTACTAATTATAATAAAACAAGTGCTGTTCAGTTCCCTAGAGGAATTCAATTTGCCGACAATAGTGTTCAAAGAACAGCATTTCAAAGTACATTGAATTTTGGGCAAATTGCAAGTCCTGCTAACAACCCAACTGAATTTTTACTACAATTACAGACTGTTGATTTTGGAACAGTAACAAGCCCAGGTACGCTGGGATATGATGGCGGAGCCATTTAAAGGAATAAAATATGTCATTACAGATTAGAAGAGGTTCTACAGCAGATAGATTATCAATTACACCATTGGTAGGTGAATTGATCTTAGACACAACCACAAATGAATTATTTGTTGGAAATGGTGTCACTGTTGGTGGTGTTCTTATCACAGCAAATACCACTGTAACCAATTATGTCTTAACCACAGCAACTGCCAGTATACTAGGTGGTATCAAAGTTGGCAGTGGATTAAGTATCACAGGCGCTGGTGTATTAAGTGCCAATACCGGAACAACAGGTGCCACAGGCGCACAGGGTAGCATTGGTGCTACTGGAGCCACAGGAGCACAAGGTGCTACTGGTTTACAGGGCAATGCTGGAGCCACAGGTAGTGCAGGTGCAACAGGAGCACAAGGAACACAGGGCAATCAAGGAAGTACGGGCGCACAAGGTAACAATGGCGCAACTGGTGCTGCCGGATCAAATGGATCAATTGGAGCCACAGGTGCTCAGGGCAATCAAGGAAGTACGGGCGCACAAGGTAACAATGGCGCAACTGGTGCTACTGGTGAAATGGGTGCTACTGGACCACAAGGTGCCCAAGGTGTTATAGGTATTCAAGGAAGTACTGGAGCACAAGGTGTTCAAGGTAGTACTGGAAGTACTGGACCACAAGGAGCAACTGGATCACAAGGTCTAACAGGTGCAACTGGACCACAGGGATCAACAGGTGCAACTGGTCTAGGTGAAAGATATTCTACTCAGAGTACAACAGTAAATCAAATTGATTATACAGGTCCTAAACAATTCGTAGTTGCTGGTGGATTGGCCTACACTGCTGGACAAAGTGTAATTGCAGCCAGTACATCAACTAGTGCAAGACTACAAGGTACTGTTATCAGTTATAACAGCGGCAATGGTGAATTAAACATTAATCCAGATGCAATAGTAGGTTTTGGAACTTATAATTCTTGGACTATCAATCTAGCAGGTGCAGTTGGTGTACAGGGAAGTACCGGACCACAAGGTGCCACAGGGCCAGCAGGAGCCACAGGTGCTGCCGGAACAAATGGTACAGATGGAAGTATTGGTAGCACAGGTGCAACTGGTCTAACTGGTAATCAAGGTAGTACTGGCGCACAGGGTTCTACTGGAGCAACTGGACTAACAGGTGCAACTGGATCTACAGGACCACAAGGACCACAGGGTCAAAGTAATAATATCTTTAACTACAAGGTTGGCAATTCAACTTCTAATACATATCCTGGCAATGGAAACTTAAATTTTAACAATGCTACCAATACTGCCAGTACTGTGCTCTATGTCAGTCACTTAAATGATGATGGTCAAGACATTGATCTTTATCTAAGTCTAATTCAACAGACTCAAGAAATTACTATTCAATCAAAAGATAGTTCAGAAAAAAGAATTGTTTGGACAGTTAGTGGAACTCCAACAGAAACTAACGATGGAACGGCAACCAGTTATTGGGCATTTCCTGTTACCTTAAAGAGTTATTTGGGCACAAGTTTTAGTCACAACAATGCCGTTATATTGGGTCTATTAAGCGGTGCAGAAGGTGCCACTGGTGCTACTGGTCTAACAGGAGCAACAGGTCCTCAAGGTAGTACTGGAGCAACAGGACCAGAAGGTAGTACTGGTCCAACAGGTGCAACTGGAGCAGGTCTAGGCGGATTAACTTCTAGTGACAGCGTGGCCATTGGCACAGGCAGTAAGACATTTGCTACAAATTTAAGTGCTACACAAAGTGGCGTTCAAGTAGGTAATGTGGTCAATGTCCGTGCTACAGGTAGTCCAGGTGGTGCTTATGGTATGGGTGGCGTTGTCACAGCATTTAGTGGAAACAGTATCACAGTGCAAGTTGGTGCTATTATTGGCAGTGGAACTTACAGTTCATGGTCATTTGTTGTCACAGGCTTTAATGGTGCAACAGGTGCACAGGGTGCAACTGGACCCGCTGGATCTGTAGGTGCTACTGGTATCGGATCAACTGGTGCTACTGGCCAACAAGGTGCAACAGGTGTTGGACTAACATGGAAAGGTGCTTGGGATTACCTAACAGCCTATGTGGTAAATGATATTGTTCGTTACTCAACTGGCGACAATTATATTTGTGTGGCTGCAAATACCGATAAAGATCCTGTTACAAATAATTCAAATCCAAGTGCGCCATTCTCATACTGGAATTTACAAACAAATGCTGGAGCACAGGGATCTACAGGTGCTACAGGACCACAAGGTGCTACTGGTGCTCAGGGATCTACAGGTGCAACAGGATTAGAAGGAGCAACTGGACTAGTAGGTGCTACTGGAATTGCCTATGAAACATTGACTTCTACATCAACTGTAACTCCTACTCTAAATGCCAGCAATACATTTACAGTTAACAAATCCGCCGGAACTAACAGTCTTGGTGTAGGAGCATTGGTATTTGTTCTAAGTGCTGATCAGTTGGCCTTTGTATATGGACAAATTCAATCATATTCAGGGACCACAATGGTGGTATATGGAACTGTTGCCAGTGGATCAAGTAAATCTAGTTGGAATATCAATCTAACTGGTCCAAGAGGTGTTCAAGGATCAACAGGTGCTACTGGTCAGTCAGGTGCAACAGGTGCCGTGGGTAATATTGGCGCCACAGGAGCACAGGGAGCAGAAGGCAACATTGGTGCTACTGGAGCCGCAGGCACTAACGGAACAAATGGAAATCAGGGATCAACTGGTGCCACAGGAACTGCTGGAAATACTGGTGCAACAGGAGCCCAAGGAACTACAGGTAATGCTGGAGCCACAGGCGCAACTGGTCTACAAGGTGCCACTGGACTAAGTTTCATCTGGGAAGGCCCACACAGTATCACTGGCAGTTATACAGTCAATAGAAGCATTGTAAGTTATGGTGGCAACACTTGGCTATTGATCAGCGGTAATGGAACTGGACTACCAGGTGTTAGCGGTGATTGGCAACTATTCACAGCACAGGGCGCAACTGGAGCACAGGGCAATATCGGTGCAACTGGTGCCCAGGGAACTACCGGAAATACAGGCGCAACAGGTGCTACTGGCGCACAGGGCAACATTGGTGCTACTGGAGCACAGGGTAGTCAAGGCGACATCGGTGCTACTGGAGCACAAGGTACGCAAGGAAACATTGGAGCCACAGGTGCCCAAGGAACTACAGGTAATACTGGAGCAACCGGCGCTGCTGGAACAAATGGAACTAATGGCGATATCGGAGCCACAGGTGCCCAGGGTGCTACTGGCGCAGCCGGTACTAATGGTACTAACGGAACTAATGGCGATATCGGAGCAACTGGAGCCCAAGGTGCAACAGGCGCACAAGGTGTTCAAGGAGATCAAGGCTTTGCAGGTAATCAGGGTGCCACAGGCGCAACTGGCCTACAAGGAGCCACAGGTTCCTCAGCCAATACAGGTAATATTGTATTCAATGTCAACACAGTTACTACTTTAAACACAGATGAACATTTATACATTGCTCCTAACGGCAAGGGTGAAGTTCGTTTCCAAAACACACTGACAATCTACAATCAATCCAGTATTGCATTTAGATTTATAGGTTCAACTGGAACAATTGCAAATCCTGCTACTCCTACAAGTGGTAGTGGTTTGGCTGCTATTGCTGTGGCTGCTTGGGATGGAAATGCCTATGCAGGTAGTCCTGAAGTGGGCATGGCTGCTAATAGTGGTTCACACATATTAGCCTATGCTGCTGAAGCATGGACAACCAGTTCACATGGAACAAGTTGGTTACTAAGAGGTTATCCTGCAGGTAACACAGGTTGGTATGATACTAGTAAGAGAACAGTATTCGGTAACTGGACAACTGGAAGTTTTGCAACCACTGTTAATGCTTCAATAAATTATGATAATAGTGCAAATGCCAATGCAACGATTGCCACTACTAACTGGAATAGAAAAGTTATTGGACAAAGTGTGGGAACAGGTGCTCCTGGTGATAACTCGCAACCTAGCATCTTTATTCAGGGCAATACTTCAACAGGTGCATTGCTATCATTAAGAGCATTCCGTTGGGGCGCAGGCAGTACACTGACTACAGCCACCTTAAGTGCTGATATATTAGGTTCTATTGCTTTCTCTGGTAACAGCGGACAAAGTGCAGTTAGTATAACAACATTCGGTGCTGCCACACAGTATGCTGGTGCAACTATCAACAGTAGTGCAAGTCAGAACTGGACCAGTGGTGCAAGAGGAACTGATCTAAACTTCCGCACTACCAATCAAAATACCAATACTGACAGTCTAGTATTGACCTTGGGCAGTGGTGGTGCATTCTTGTACACTAATACCAACTTCAAAGGTGTTGTTGAAAGCGTTTATGATATGGGTAATGCACTAGCAACACCTACAATCAATGTGACCAGTGGAACAGTGTTCAAGATGGTTCTAACTGGAACAACCACAATCAACAGTCTAGGAAATGTATCTGCTGGTAGTAATGCAACCTTGATCTTGAAGCAAGATGGCACAGGTGGTAGAACACTAAGCAGCACAATGTTGTTTGCTGGTGCTAGCAAGACCTTGTCAACAGCGGCCAGCGCCACAGATATTATTTCAGTATTCTACGATGGAACTAACTACTACGCAAGTTTAGTCAAAGGATTCGCATAATGTTATTTTCAAGGAACTTGGGGTTGGCCAACGCCAATCCCGCTGATTCAGATCCATACTGGGCAAATGTAATTTTCCTAGCAGGATTTGACAACAATGCCAACAATGAGAGTACGGGCACCAGTGCTCTCAC